AGAGTTAGAAAGAAAATTAATAGAAGTTACACAAGAAAGAAATATATTGAAAGAATTAATATCGATTGATTGTCAAGACAGAATAAATACATTAGTGGGAAAAATAAATTCAGTAGCTATTGAAAACATAGAGTTAAAAATTGATAGTTTGATTGAAGAAAATAAGAAATTAAGAAAAACAAATATGGAATTAGTTGATGAAATTGCAGAATTAAAATATGCTAAAAGGAAGTATAATAAAAATAAAAATAGAATAAAACCACAAGAATATAATATATTTAGAAAAGAAATATTAAAAAGAGATAATTATACTTGCAAAAATTGTGGAAGTAAAGAAAAATTACAAGTGCATCATATTAAATCAAGAAAAGAATTTCCTGAATTAATAATGGACAAAGATAATTGTATAACATTATGTATAAGATGCCACGCAGAAACAGACAATTATTTTTGTTGATAAATATAAAACACTAAAACCCTAAAGAAGTATTGAAATGAATTAAAATTCAAATTTGTTAACATAACAACAAAAAGGAGGGGGAAAAGTGTTTAAAAATATTATACTATGGATATTGAACAATGTGTTTCATATTCAAACACAAACAACCAACAAAGAAATCGAAGATAACACAAAATTCGCAGTAGAGTACGAAAGAATTGATGATATTAATTTCAATTCTATATTCAGTAACAAGCTAGCGAACTATGTTATCACAGACAGCAATGTCAATTTAACAGAAGATAATCAAAGGGTAGAATTATTAAATAAAGTAATTCAGAACATTTGGAAAAAAGCAAAGAAAATAGTATCAATGGGCTTTGGATATGGTGGAGTGTTGATTGTTCCTTACGTGAAAGGTGGAAAAATCTATTACAATATTGTATCACAAAACAGATTGACGATTGACGCAACAGAGGGAGAGAACATAACAGGAGCAACGATACTTGCAGAAAAGAAAGTAGTACAGGCACAAATAGGAAATCCTAAAATCTATTTAAGATGGACAAATTACAGAGTGCAAAATGGAAACATTACTATTGAACAAGTATTTACAGATGAACAAGGGCATAGAGTTACAACGCCAGACTTTTGGATGAATATTCAAGAAAAGCAAATAATAACAGGAGTAGACAGAGCGTTATTTGGATATGTTAAAAGCCCAATAAACAACAGGAAATCAAATGATAAGTATGGAGTGCCAATAACTTATGGATGTGATGCAACAATAAAAGAGCTAAAAGATACAATGAAGCAGTTGTACCGAGAATATCAGTTGAAAGAGCCTTTTGTTGGAGTGGATGTAACAATGTTTAATGGAAAAGACGCATTGCCAACAAATGGAATATTCAAGAAAGTAGATGCAGGAGATGATACATTTTTTGAAGTATTTGACCCTGCTTTCAGACCATATACGGATAGACTAGAAGAATTATATCAGAGATTAGAACACGAAATTGGAACAAGTGCAGGAATATTGAGCCACGTTGAAACACAGAACGCAACTGCAACAGAAATAAAAAGAGCAATGTATGATACATTTACAATAGTAGATGATATGAGAACTAATGTAGAAAAGGGAATTGAGGATTTCCTATATAGCGCAAATGTATTGGCAAACGCATATAATTTAAGTCCACAAGGAGAATATGAAGTAAATTTTGATTGGGATTATAGCTTGTTAGAAGATAGCCAAGAAGCGTTTAGCCAATTAATAACCGCCCAAAGTAAAGGAATTGTATCAGATGTCGAAGTCAGACAATGGTTAAATCCTGATGAAACACTAGAAGAAAGTCAAAAAGCAATAGAAGAAATAAGAGCAAGTGAGCCTAGTGTTGATAAATTATTAGGAAATGGGGTGGAATAGATGAAAGTATATGTAACAAAAAATACAATTACACTTGACAAAGATTATGTTGTAAATAAAGGCGAATACAGAGTAAATCCACTTGAATTTGAGTTTAGCGAAGAATACACAGACGATTTAATCAAGAAAGCTATATTTGTAAATGGCGAGGATGCGATAGAACAGGTTATAATTAATAATCAATGTAATATCCCTTATGAAGTATTAAATGCCGTTAAATTTGAATTGAGAGTGTATGCGTACGAATTGGAGAATAATGAGTTGAAATTAAGATATTCTCCAACCTTTGCTAATGTGTTTTTAAGAGAGGGAAGTTATAGAACGCCAACAGGAAGTGGCGAAGAAATAACACCAACACAATTCGAGCAGTATGAACAAGCGTTAAATGATGGATTATTAGAAGTAGCGAATGTTGATATAGACGCAAGTAAAGAGGACAATGTTGCAACAGTAACAATAACGAACAGATATGGACAAGAAAAGTCAGTAAATATCTATGATGGAGAGAAAGGCGAGCAAGGAGAACGTGGACCACAGGGAATACAAGGACCACAGGGAGAACAAGGCATACAGGGTATTCAAGGACCAGTAGGACCACAAGGACAAGCATTTACGATAAAGAAAACATATTCAAGTGTAGCCGAGATGAATGCTGATTTTAATAATATGCAAGTAGGCGATTATGTAATGATAGCTTCTACTGTTGAAATAGAAGACAATGCAAAGCTATACACAAGAGGAGAAGAAAGTTGGATATTCATATCAGATTTTAGTGGAGCAACAGGTATTCAAGGAGAGCAAGGACCACAAGGAGAGCAGGGTATTCAAGGAGAACAAGGAATTCAAGGCATACAAGGAATACAAGGCGAAACAGGAAATGGAATATCAAGTATAAATAAAACAGGTACAGTAGGATTAGTAGATACATACACAATAACATACACAAATGGAAATACAACAACATTTGATGTAACAAATGGACAAGATGGAGATGTAACAGAAGAACAGTTGCAGGATGTGTATGAGCAAGTAGCAAACGAAATGGAAACTGCAACAAGCACAGGAACAAGTATTGATACAAATGGCGGTGCTTATTGGAAAGCAGGTTTGACACCGAAAGGAAATACAAGTCAACAAACATATCAAGGAAAGAATTTAATTGACTGGTCTAATCCTGATAGTACTACATCGAACACGACTTATACATTTGCTAATGATGTATTAACTGTAAGCAATTCTAGTGGTTCCTCAAAAAGAGCGCAATGGGATATTACTACTATATGGAAACAACACGCAGGAGAAAGTGTTTATGCTCAAAATGAAGGGGTAGAACAATCAGGAAGCGGAACCGAACAAAACGTGCAAATCCAAATTGGCTATACAGACGAAACGCCAACAAAATACTATGGAATAAAGTCAAATTATGGGGTTGTAATTCCTGCTGATACTTCTAATGTTAACTATGTATATATAAGGGTATGGTCTAATAATACGAATACAAGCCAAGCAGGAAGTATATCAATCACAAAACCTATGATATTCTTTGGAGAAGAAGCAACAGATTACGAGCCATTTGTTCGGAAGAACAGCAAGCCCATCTCCAAGTTATCCACAAACAGTTGAAGTTGTAAAAGGGAATAATAATATAAAAGTTGGAAATAAAAATTTATTCAATTTCAACGCTACGTATTATAAGAGATACTCTGCAAACAAAGTAGAGATAGACGGCGACGATTTAACTTTTTCAAGCAATAGAACAACAGAAAATGGTGCTATTTGGTGGAACATACCTGTTGAGGTTGGCAAAGAAATCGCTATTAGTTATGATAAATTGACAGAAGCAACCCCAAGCCAAAACAATAGTGTACGATATGTGTTTGCTGATGAGCCGTTGACATCTATATCAAGTGCAGCTATTGGAACGCAAATTGACAAAACTGCTAAAAAGGCTTTGGCAACTGCGACAAATAAATATTTAATTGTATTATTTAGAATTGCAAGCAAATCAGAAACTCAATTATCTTATACAATAAGCAATGTACAAGTAGAATACGGCACGGATAAAACAAGCTATATAAGGCACGCGGAAAAAAACTATCCAATAACACTACCGACAGGAACGGAGATAGCTAAAATACCAAATACTAACTATATAGATGAAATTGATGTTGAAAACAAAAAATTGATAAAGAAAACACAAAAAATAGACAGTTATAATGGAGAAACAATAACAACAGATTATATTTCAACAACTGGTGGATTAGATACAGGTGCAACTGTATATTACGGAATTACACCAACAGAAGTACCAATAACAGATACTACATTAATTAATCAATTAAACGATATAGAGAAGAAGTTAAAAACATATCAAGGCGTAACACATATCACACAGACTAATGCAGAATTGCCTTTTATTCTAACATTGGATTACAAAAAATCTAATTTATTAAGAATACAAGCATTAGAAAATGCGTAGGAGATAAGTTATGTTAAGTGAAGAAGTAGAAGAAAAACTTGCGAGGATATTAGTAGATAGGATAGAGGAAATAAACACCTCTATCCTAGAACAAATAGGAGATGCAATAAAAAGAATATCTAACTTAACACCTAGTCAAGCATATCAATTAGCACAGATTTTGAAATATGGTGGAAGTTATGAAAAGATAGCAAAAGAATTAGCAAGATTTAGTGGAAAGAATATTGAGGATATATATAAGATATTCGAGTATGTTGCTAGCGAGAACAAGGATTTTGCTAAAAGATTTTATAAATATAGAGGAATTGACTTCGTTCCATACAAGAAAGATACTGCGTTGCAAAATTTGGTACAAAGTATAGGAAATGTAGCTATAAGAGATTATATGAATATATCAAGAACAACTGGAATAGGCTTTGTATTTGAAGATAAAGACGGACAGATGTATTTCAAGAATATCAGACAGACTTATGATGAAATAATAGACAGGGCAGTTATAAGTATTAGTCAAGGAAAGCAAACATACTATCAGGAAATGCGAAGAATAATGACAGACTTGGGGAATAGCGGATTGGTAATGTATGAAAGCGGAAGAACAAGAAGGCTAGACAGTGCAGTAAGAATGAATATGCTTGATGGGATAAGACAGGTAAGCATTGAAACAGGGCGAAGGTTTGGAGCAGAGTATGGAGCAGATGGAGTTGAAATATCAGTGCATACAAATCCTGCACCAGACCATCAAGACATACAGGGTAGACAATTCAGAAATGAAGAATATGATAAGTTAAGGAACAAGCAAGAAGCGGTAGATACAAAAGGAAGAAAATACAACGGAGCAGATATGAGGGAAATAGGAACACTTAATTGTTATCATACAGAATTTCCTATTATCATAGGAATAAGCAAGCCACAATATACAGATGAAGAATTAGAAAAGATAAAAGAAGACAATGAAAAAGGATTTGTGTTTGAAGGAAAGCATTACACAAATTACGAGGGAACGCAGTTACAACGTAAGCTAGAATTGGAAATCAGAAAAGCAAAGGATAAACAGATATTAGGAAAAGCAAGTGGCGACACAGAATTAATACAAGAAAGTCAAGATAGAATAAGCAAGCTAACAAATAAATACAAAGAATTAGTCAATACAAGCGGTTTAAAATCACAATTACAAAGAGCAAGAGTAAGCGGATATAGGAGAATGAAAGTTTGAAAGTAGCAATTGATAGGAATTCAATTAATTTCATAGAAGATGTGAAAGAATTTGAATTTATTTATGTATTTGAAAACGAAACAATAGAAGAATTGAAGAAAACAGGTGTAAGATGTGTAAGATATGGATATATAGATGAAGTAGATATTAATTTGACGGATTATAAGATAAATTGTTTAAAGAAAGCAAAAGTAACAGATAAAGATTGGAAAGTAATGCCCGAATACATAGAAAATAAATTTGCTATTATTATTCCGAACTATAATTATGAAGAATGGATAGACAAATGCCTTGGAAGTGTTGAAACACAGACATACAAGAATTATGAAGTTATATTTGTAGATGATATGAGTACAGACAAGTCTGTGGATAAAGTGGAAAAATATGTGGATAAACTACCTTGTTTGAAAATAATCAAGCTAAAACAAAAACGATTAAATGGTGGAGCAAGGAATGAAGCATATTTACATATATCAGATGATGTTGATTATGTGATGTATTTAGATAGTGATGATTGGTATGTAGATGACAAGGTATTGGAGAGAATAAATAGGAAGTTACAACGTAGACCAGATGTATTATTCATTGGACTTGCAAGATATTCTAATTATAAACTAATGGATTGCTACAAGCCAAATTACGCAGATAGATATGAAGCAATAAAGAGTTGGAGTGGAAGTTGCGGTAAAGTCATTAAAAAAGAGTTAGCAACAAGGCAAGAATGTTTATATAACGAGGGTACTTTGAAAGAAGATAGAAACCAACATTGTAGAATATGTATCTATATGAAAGATTTTGAATGTTTGGAAGATTGCGTTTATGTATGGAACCAATGCAATAGGAAATCTATAACGACAGTAAGAGATAAAGAAATATGGGGAACAAGTACAATAAGACATTATGCAGACACTTTACAATTACAATTACAGGAACAAGGGAAAGATGAAAGAATAGATGCTTATTTGAAAGAAAGAGTAAATAAGTGTAAAAGAGAAATGGAAGTTGGAGGAGATGCACAATGGTAACGAAATATATTATATTGGCAAATAGCAATGATGAAAGATGTGGAATACCTAGACAATTAGTTGAAATCAATGGAGAGCCTTTATGTGGTAGAACGGTCAGACTACTAAAAGAAAATGGAATAGAAGACATTACAGTAACAGCGAAAGATGAAAGGTTTGATTGTTTGGGCGTAACAAGATATGAGCCAATTAATAACACATTCGATTATAAGACAAGCACAGGATATTTTATTGATTGTTTTCCATTGGAATTAATGACAGAGCCAGTTTGCTTCTTAATGGGCGATGTATATTTTAGCGAAGAAGCGATAAAGACAATAGTAAATTCAGATACAGACAGCGTGTTATTCTTTTGTAGTTATGAAAATAGAAATCCGAAATATATGAAAAAATGGGATGAGCCTTTTGGGTTTAAGGTAGTCGATACAGAATTATTTAAAGAACATATTTCAAGAGTTAAGAGATTGTACGATGAAAAAGCAACTTGGAGAAATCCAATAGCTTGGGAATTATATCGCAGTATAAACGGACAGAATGTGAATGTACACGAGATGACAAAAAATTATATAGCAATTAATGATATAACTTGTGATATAGATTACATAGAAGAAATAGATGTGTTAAAATTGAGAACAAGAGAGGAATACACGAAAAAGCTATCAATTATTATTCCGTATTATCAAACGTATGAATTAACAAAAAAGTTACTAGATAAGCTAATTCCACAGTTGAATACAGAAGTAGAAGTGTTTTTAGTTGATGATGGATGTAATGAAATAAGGCTTGATAAGTACAATAAGGATATTACAGTGATACATTTGAAAGAAAATGGCGGAGATAGTGTTGCAAGAAATGTTGCAATAAAACAAGCCAATGGAAAGTATGTCGGATTTATTGATAGCGATGATATGATTATAGATGACTATATAGAAGAATTGCTAATGAATATAGACAAAAATAATGAAGATGTTATATTTTTCGATTGGCAAGATATGAACACAGGTTTTATAGTAAGACATCCAAAAAATTATGCGGTATGGAAAGCGATATATAAGACCAATATAATACCTTTATTTTTAGAGGGTAGAAGATTTAGCAGTGACGTTCCATTCCAAGAGGATTTGAATAGTAAGGATTACACAAGATTTTATATAGATAGAGTGTTATATTATTACAATTCAAATAGGGAAGGTTCGTTAACACAAGAAAAGGCGAAAGTAGTAAAGGAGGAAAATTCAAAATGATTAAAGTGAAAGCGTTGGAGGGATTTACATTACGAAGATTTAATGAAATTAAAAATCTAATAAGAGCAAATCAAGATGATAAAGATGGACATATTAGCAAAGATGATACATTTGAATGTCCAGAGGATTTAGCAAAATACTTAACTAATGAAACGCAAAACCCTGCAAATAGAGCATTGGTGGAAGTTATAGAAATTATACCAGAGCAAAAGAAAGAAGTAGCAAAAAAGAAAAAGACAGAAATAAAGAAAAAATAGCAAAAACATTTGCAAAATAGATAGCTTTTTGCTACACTTAAATTAGATATCGAATTTTGTGTTGGGGCGTGCCAACGGAAAAAGGCGGAAAAGGAGATATATTATGAGTTTGAAAGATTTTTTAGAAAAATTAGAAATTGGAGAAAACAAAGTAAAATTATCAAAAGAAGATATTGATGGAATTATGGCAGAAAATGGAAAAGTTGTAAAAACAGAAACAGAAAAAGTTGAAGGAAAATACAAAACAGATATTGAAAACTATAAGACAACCATTAATGATTTAAACGATAAGATTAAAAATGCACCAAATTCTGAGGATTTTGAAAAGCTAAAAACACAAGTTGCTGATTATGAAGACAAAGAAGCAAAAAGAATTGAACAAGAAAAAGCTATTAAAGAAGACGAAACATTGACAAATAATATATTGGCAGTGTTCGGAGATAAGAAGTTTAGTAGCGACTATGCAAAAAATGGATTATTAGCTGATATCAAAGCAGAAGTAAACAAAGAAGAAAATAAAGGCAAAGGAATAAAGGAAATCTTTGAGACGTTAACAAAGGATAGAGAAGGAATATTCGCTAATCCAAATACATTTAAAGATATGCCAGGAATGGGAGATATAGATACAACCGTTACAAAGGAAGCCTTTGACAAAATGAGTTATAAAGAAAGAGTGGAATTGAAGCAAAATAATCCAGAACTATTTGCAAAATATAATGTAAATTAGGAGGATTAAAAAATGCCAGACGCAATGACAAAATTAGCACAAATGGTGGACCCAGAAGTAATGGCACCAATGATTAGTGCAAAACTTCAAAAAGCTATTGTAGCAACACCATACGCAAAAATGGATACTACTTTACAAGGTAGACCAGGAAGCACAATTACAGTGCCAAAATATCAATACATTGGAGATGCTGAAGATTTAGCAGAAGGAGTTGACGCAGAAGCAACTCAATTAACGACAACTACTGCAGAATACACAATTAAGAAAGCAGTAAAACAAGTATTATTAACTGATGAAGCAGTTTTATCAGGATATGGCAATCCAGTTGGAGAAACAAATAATCAATTAGGATTAGCTATTGCATCTAAAGTTGAAGATGACATATTCACACAATTATATACTGCAAGAATGGTATATGACGGAAGTGCAAGTGCTATATCTTATAATGGAATAGTAGATGCTATTGATAAATTCGTAGAGGAAGAAAACGTAAACAAAGTTATGTTTATCCACCCATATCAAGTAAGCGAATTAAGAAAAGATAGCAATTTCATTGATAGAAGCAAATATGGAAATGAAGTAATGGTAAATGGAGAAA